TTGTAGAAATCAGCACGTCGCTTGTACCTTGCAAGCTGAGACTCAGCGACTGTTTTGTTGGCGTATGCGTATATGACTACGCTTTTACCGCCAGTACACGGTCCCCAATCACTAAGATAACGGTCAAAGCAACGAACTCCCCATACGTGGGTTTCCATCTGTTCGATGGTGCGTTCGTCAACTTCGGGCTGTTTTCTAGTTCTCGGCATGTGCTACCATCCTGGTACGCTTGTGGTTTTTGGGAAGTAGTTACGTTGCATGATAGCGCGAAACTGGCGATACCATACCTTTTGGTGCCTATCCCAATCTTCATCAGGATCAGCAAACGTTTTAAGACCGACAAGACAGACAAGCTTGTATTCGTCGCTGGCTTGGCCATCTGTGTAATCCCTGCCGTATACGTGTAGTATCTCGGCAAGTTCCCATTCGGCTCCAATTATATGCAGTTCGCACCGCATAAGAAACCGAATACCGTTTTCGCCATTGCGCATTTGCCGTAGGTGGCGAAATACCCTACGGAATGTATTGTTTGCCGTCATAGGCACTGCACCGTAATTTGGCTTTCACCTTCGTACCCTAACCAGTCGTTAATGTACTCTTCAACGTGGTGAGATACGCTGTAGTTCGCGCCTTTAAAGCGCAGTTCTTCTTTCGGCGTCAACTGAAACCGAAAGTATTTAGCTACCAGTTTGGTAGCGCAAACCAACGTAAGCGAATCCGCTATACGTTGATATATGTCGCAATCGCGACTGTTATCCCGTACTTTACGAACCACAAGATATAGCCGACTGCCCGGTGGGAAGTGTCGATATACCTCCGGTGGAAATTGTTGTTTCATGCTCCTACCCTTGGTGGTTAGTCTTCGATTACTACCCTTCCCATAATGAGAAGTTCGGGAATCCCGTAGACTTTCTGCTTTCCGCAGTATTCGCACGTATATTCCCGTGCATCAGGTTCGCAGCCATCCTGAGAATTGCCGCAAGAAATGCAGCAACCCTCATAAAGATCGCTCATTTCTTCGAATTCCGCAGTGTTCATGCGGAAGTAACGGCCGTCCGACCGTTTCTCTACTTTCATCGTTTCACCTACCAGTAAAGGTTAATGGAGGTTGGAATCTCAAGGAAAGTTGAAGGAACCGACTAGCGTAGCGTTGCGCTACCTTAGCCGCTTGCTCAAATTCCCTTGTGTACCCTTGAAAGCTAATGGAGGTTGGATTTGTGTACCAGAATTGTAACAGCCTAGATTGTAACAAGTTTGTAACGATACAAATTTGTTACATACGGTACAAAGAAAAAGCACACTAGGGGAAATCCCTAGTGTGCTTTCCTTGCCACGATGGCATTGCGGAGGTTGAATAGGGGTTTCGCCCTACGTTCCTCTGTTGCGTTGCCGCTGGCATTGTGCCGCTTCCATTCACCAAACACTTGCGCTAGCTCATCTAGCGTTGGCGTTGGCATCCGATGCGACTTGAGCGGTTTTGGCAGTCGCCTAGGCGCAAAGTCTGGATCTAGGTAGCGGAATGCACCTATGTGCAATTCCAGCGCTTGCAGACGACGTTTCGGCCCACACTTGGCACACTCTTTGTCTTTGCACGGTTTTAGGTTACCGTGGTAGAGCCAATGATAGGCAACACGTTCGCAGAACGTATCGCCTTCTAAGTGCGCCATGCGCCATGCGCTTTGAGCCAATCCCATTGCATGATCGTTGGACCTTGCACGTTGCGCATTCTCGATTGCCTCATTCTCGATTGAACGAGTAGAAACGCCACGCAATTGCTTGCGTTGAATCGGCATTGCGAGAACCACAACAGTAACGCCATTGCGTCGCCAGTCTTGTAGTACCGATGCCGAGATAGCGTATTGGGTTTCCTCAATAGCTACCTTGAACATCGGCAACGAAAGCGCTCGCATAGCCAACGATATGCGCTCCGACTTGCGCTTTCCCGCTTGTGACGAGCGATCGCAGTTCTTGCGCATCGTTTCCAGGATAGGCAAAACACGCATTGCAGCACGTTCCTTCTTATCCTGCTCAGCGCACGAACGAACGATGAATGGCGACAGTTCCGCCAGTTTCTTAAAGCTATTAGCCATAGCTCGATTCCTAATTGTCAAAGGGCAAGGTTAGTTAATAGCGAGCGCTAACGCTAGCGCCCAATTTGCCACTAACTAACCGACACTAACAATAGCAGACCAGGAACGGAATGCAAGGGCTTTTTGTACCAAGTTTGTACCATTGAATCGGCATCATGGTATTCAGTGAAACGCTAGGGAAACCGCTAATAGCTATCAGTCGTTAGGGTTTCTAGTGTTAGGTATAGGTATGTGGATAGGATTATAGGTGAGTCTATACACCATTAAATTGATATAGCTATTTTCATATATGTATGTCATAATTGTATGACGTATAAGTATGACGAGGTTCATACGAGTATCAATATATCAGATACCCTCCCATACGAGTATTACCCTCACCCAAGTACGTATCAAGAAGCTAATATAGTACCTGATAGGTGTAGATAAGCTGTATAGTTTCTACCAATACACCTAGTTCTCTACATAGAATCCTCATAGTAAGACGTAGAGTTCACCTAGTAGAAAGACCTATACAGAGAAGAGTGTGAGAAGAGATCGCGGCGACCATTATTCGCGGCCTTATGTTGGTAGTCTTGTGGTTGGAGACACCATCGCCCCCCATGGCGGCACCTTCTACAGAGAAATACGCCGCATAAAATTTTATAAAATCACAAGCAGTAGAAGCAGGCACAAGTCGCGGGCCAAATTGGCTCAGCATACGAACAACGAGTGCATTCGCTTGTGGTTCCACCGTTGGAACCGTCAGTTGAACCGCCATTTTGGCGATCCTGACCATCCTCCGCAGCCGGAAACAGGCCGCCATTCGACGATCGGAAGTTCCGGGCCAAGTCAGACGGTCTCAAAGCCGCCTCAATCCTGAGCCAAATACGGCGATTTTACGGCCATGTCAGAAAGTCAGGCTTCCAACCAGGCCGGAGACCGCTATACTATGCGCGTCCACGGCTGTTCTGGGCACTTGACGTAAGAAATCATGGTGCTACCGTTCAGCTTAGATTGCGTTGTTTCGCGGGTTTAGCGCAATTCGGTAGCCTTCTTTCCTGCTTCGAAAAAACCTTGACTCTCCTTCTTGACAAGCCATGAGTAAGCACTACGATCCGTCAGATTCCAGTAGTTCCCCTTTCGATCCCACAATGGGCGCAATCGTAATCTACAAAGCTCCACGTCAAAGCCTGAACGATGTTCCGCAATCGTTCCCGGCGATGATTACGAATACGTATCCAGACGATAGATGCGATCTGGTAGTATTCTCCAACATCGGAACTCGATACATCAGAAGCGTACCCTTCTCTTCTGATCCAGAGTCGCTGCACTCTTGGAATTGGGCAGAAAAGCCTACTGAGCGTCCTAAAAAGAAGCTCAGTAGCAAGGTCGGTGTAGGGTCGGAATGATCTGCGTGTTCATGTGCTACAGGTAAGCAGTGCAACGTTGTGAAACGTGGCACTGCTTTTTTATTATCTAACCAACAACATCAATGAAGCATAAACACGCTAACCGTGGCAAGCCGAAAAAAGTTAGTGCGCCGATGAGCGCGGACGACCCCGATGCTTACCCGTCACTAGTCAGGTATCTACAGTCAAAAGGCAAGGTGCGACTCACTACTACGCTTCAACTACGTATGGCGAAGCGTATGTATATTCATGCCAGCTCAACTGAAGAAATCGCAGCTACGTTGCGCGTAGAGCCAGCGATTGTACAGAGATGGGCACTATGCTTTGGCTGGGATGAAGAACGCGATAGGCGTTTGTTTGACCAGTTCCGTACAGTCAGTGGAGTTGATAAGATGTATCAAACTTCACTAACTGAAAGACATGAGCGGATTGCTGGTGGGATTGAGCATGTGACTGAGCGCATCCTACAAAAGCACGCGAACGGAGAAGAAGGAGCAAACCTTACTCCTAGAGACTTGAAGACTCTTGCATCAACGTTAAAGGATACGCAAGAGATTAGACGATCTGCACGTGGTGTTTCAACAGAGAAGAAAACTGTTGAAGAAAAGAATATGAACATCAACGTCAGTGTTACCGGCAACGAAAAAATCGCTAAAGCTCTAGTAGACGCAATCGATCGTCCTAGGCTAATTGCGCCGCCCACTAAAACAATCGCTGTAGGAATGGAAGATGCAATCGGCCACGATACGGACCTCGAAGCCTCTTACGAACTCACAGAAAAGAGCTAAGCAACGGCTTGAGAAGAGCAACCGTGTACAGGAATTCCTGGCTGACATCAACGAGCAGCAGGGATCGCTAGAAGAAGTTCGAACACTTCTACGTAATCGCTGTAAAGAAGACTTCTGGTTCTTTCAGTGTCGCGTATACGGTAATGCCGATACTGAAACAGCGCTACACATGGAAATGTGTGAGCGCTGGCAGCGCCGTAATAGCGCTCAATTTAGTCTCTGGCTGCTTCCACGCGGACATCTAAAGACTTCGATCTTTACAGAAGCTGGAACACTATGGGACTTGCTGAATGAGCCTGACGATCGTCATCTAATCGTAAATGCTAAGCTAGATAACGCAGAAGATATTCTAGCTAACATCAAGAACTGCATCGAAACTAACGAAATTTTTCGTTGGTTGTTTCCTGAGTATTGTCCTGATCTAGCTCCGAAGTCACTACGTCAACGATGCAAGTGGCTGAATACGCGCATTGACTTGCCGTGTTCTAGGCGTGCTGGTAGGAAAGAGGGAAGCATACAGATCATGTCGGTTAATGCTTCGCTTGTGTCGAAGCACTACGACAAGATGACGTTTGACGATCCAGTTAACGACGAAAACACCACGACGAAGGAACTGAGAGATAAAGTCGATCGCTGGTATCGAAATGCTTTGCAGCTTCGTGAAGACGCCAAGAGCCGTATTAGGCTTATCGGAACGAGGTGGCACTTCGACGACTTGTATAGCCGAATCATCAAGCTGGAAATGAATCGGCGTAAGAAGCAACAAGAGAAGGGTGATAAGGTTACGCCTAGATACTGGATCTACCATCGTCAAGTAGTTGAGCGAGTTGAGGAAAGTGGATCGTTGATCGCTAACTACGAAAGTGTACAGCCGATCTGGCCAGAGCGGTTTACTGCTTCTGACATTGAAGATATCCGCGAAGAAACCGGAAGCTATATCTTCTCTTGTCAGTACATGAATAACCCACTTCCAGAAGATGATGCGATCTTCAAGTACACTGACATCAACCAGATTGATGAGTACGATATCCCAGAGAATGTCGATACGTACATGGCGTGCGATATCGCAGTTGAAGAAACTGAGCAAGGCGACTACTGGGTTATCAGTGTAGCATCGTTCGATACACTAGGACGGATGTACGTTCGTGAAGTAATTCGTGAACGTATGCTTACTTCGTCGTTTCTCGAACACGTAACCCAGCTAGTAAAGAAGTGGCATCCTAGTAGAGTCGGCATTGAGAATACCGCATTCCAGAAGACACTCAATAAGACATATCGCGAGTACGCAGCTAC